TTATGTTTCTTATCCCAACCATCTTCGATTTCTGGAGACTGATCAGACAATCCAACAGAGCGACGATATTCAATCCATTTTTCTTCGTTTGTCATTTCTGTACCTAGATCGTTAATTTCATTTTTACTTAACTGTCTCATTTATTCCCTTCAAACCTCACAAATATTCTTGTTGCAACGAATATTAGTAGCAGCAGGATACTTCTCAGAAACCCTACGTTCAACGTCAATTTTAGCCCTATACTTTGCATTAAGATTCCACGAGTAACGCTTACCATCCATATCAAACGTCACAGTCCAACCAACATGGATATGCTCATGCTTCACATTACCCCACATATCCCTACTCATCCGATACTCATTCCAACTCATTCTTCACTCTCTCTTTCTCTATCTCTTATATCGACATTTTAGCAGATGAAACTTTAGTTGTCAAATAGAAAATTTTCTTACAATATCGTAAGGTTGACGTAAAGCATTGTGGCATAAGGACTTACGTCGCGCCCGGCACGCCCCGCCGGCCCTAAGTGCTTATGCACAAAGGGTTTGTGGCGAGTATAGAGTCACTCGAAATCCACGAAAATAATTTGATTATACCCTCGCGGTTTGATCGTAAGACTTTCCCCATAATCATATGTATCAGCCTTTACGTTAGTCATACCAGTGGCTTTTTTAGCATAGTATGTAATAGTGCGTTGTGAAACTTCGTTTGGAAGATCAAATCCGTATCGATTCACCCAACCATAGTTAGCTTCGCCACCAAGAGTATCAGTAATAGTCACATTACATTTCATACAGTCACCTCGTTATACTGGAAAGATTCAATTTCAACACCACTAACAGCTACCAAAGCATCGCACATAATTCCCAAATGATCTGCCCGTTCCGTTGGTGCAGTCATATCACAATCCGGAATCTGTATTGTATACTCTTTATCAAGAGTTGCAACACCTTCTCCGTCACGAATCGAAATATTAAAACAATGATAATTCATTCAGAAATCCTCCCCGTTGAAAGCGTCGATGTCATCGCCATAGTGGCCGTAATCTTCATCGGTCCCCCAACCCGCACTCGCAAGGCCGGACTCGTGATCTCCATCCATACTATCATCATAATCGTCAGACCATTCTTCATCTTCATCGTTCTCTTCAAATTGTGAAGCAATCTCATGATCAGCATCCGGATGGTAGTTAGAGCTATCCTCGCCATAAAAACCATTGTAATCGTCGTAATTCATATCGTCCTCGTAAAAGTTGTCGGGATCGTAGCAGGAATCTGGATGGCTCATACAGTATACTCCTCGGGAACAAACTCGTCAACAATGCCGACCACTTCGGCATAGTCCCAAAAATCAATCTGAAACGAAGGATCGTCAATCGGCTCAACCATACCTTGATCGTGCATAGCAGACAGGACGGCGTTGATTTCCTCAAAATCGTGCAGCATGATTCTGTTCCTTGGTGGTTATCGTTCGTGTGCTGTGATTCTACACTTATTATCGACCATTGTCAAGCAGAAACTTGGGAAATTCCAGAATATAATTTCATGCCAAAGATGAAAAATTTTTTAGTTGACGTAAAGTGTTGCAGCATAAGCACTTACGCTTCGCGGGGCCGGCCGGACTGGTCGTAAATCCTTACTGGTGAAGGAGATACGTCAAGCCACACCCTAGAATGAAACACACCCCCAATAGAATATAATCACTAATTTTCATCATTTTCCTCCATATACATGATATTTGACATACTAGCGTACAGTACAATACCACAAATATAGCCGAAAGCGACACTAATAAAATCAAATTGATACATCCCTGCATCTCCATTTTGTTTAAGTGATTAATCCCCATATCCTACCCATCATCTCCGGGAAAGTAGTCTGCAAGTTCCATAATCTGACTAGATAGATCATTCAGCATAACTTCTGCAAAATTGCTATCTTTCAGAGTCATGTTATGTTGACTCTTATACATAATCCATTCATTCCCACCATCCACACTATAAAGCAAATCTGACCTGTATTGAGCACTACCTTTTACACCAAGAATATACCACTTGACAGCTTTCTCAATGGTATCGGTATAAGGCTGTTCAAAACCATCGAACCTTACCTTGAACTTCACATTTTCAAACATCCCGATTCTCTCTTTCTTATGAGTCAATTCTAAACTATTTTGTCCGACCTGTCAATCCCTCATACGGGGGTCGGCTGTGAACGGTAATACTTCGCCCACAATTCATCCATCACGAATTGGACAACTCGATCATGAGTACCACGACAAACGTAGTATCCCATATGAATGTCGAACAGAGCAAACGATACATCCTCTTTTGGATGAAACGTGAACCCACACTTGTAGGCATAGGCGTTGATCTTACCCTTGACAGTCGAACTTTTCGGAGGCTTTCTCATCTTCATTCTCTCTTTCTTTCTTGTCCTATGATTATACATCTATTATCGTCATTTGTCAATAGAATAGACCAGAAAAAGTTTCCTTACAATATCGTAAGGTTTATGCTTGGCTTTGGAACATCATTTGCTGTATTGTCGTAAGTCTTTACAGAATAAGCACTTATGTCGAGCCGGGCCGACCCACCTTGCCCTAAGTTCTTTAGCAGCAAGGCTTTATGTTAAGCTTTTCGTTTTCTGTATATTCGTTCAGTACCCATCCATACGGGTAGGTATAGCTTAGGGTATAACCTTACATATTTGCTCTTTACCCATCGCTCAGTCTCTAGTGTAACATCGTACACTAATGTACAGTCATTCATTCGCCCTCTCCCTTGAAGCTGAACGGACTGATTTCAAGATGAGCAACCGCTCCATACTGCTTGGTCAATTCCTCGACACGCTCGCGGCTTCCCGGTTTGCCAACCGGAACGATCATGGTATCCTCACCTCCCACATAGCGGGGGTCAGCTTTTTCCTTGCGAACCTTACCCAGATTCTTCAAGGCAGTACGATTGAACTTGAGAACCTTTTCCGAAACGACATAACGCTTGTGGTCAGTCACACCGTAGACGTAATCGGTATCTTCTGTGATTCGATCATCGGGGATTTCTACGAGCATCGGGATTGCAATACCCTTGAAGATCATACGGGCTTGACGCTTTGCGTTTTCGATGATGGGATACTTGGTTTTCATGGCTTTCTCTCTTTCTTGTGTGTGTATTATACCAAACTGATTTTATCGTGTCAACCTTACAATACCGTAAGGATATCCAATTCGTTATCGCAACAATCCCAAAGATTTCCACCTTCGGTTCTCACGACCCATACATTCCCTTCATCGTAATGATAGGAAACAATCTTTCCGATAATCCTTTTCTCGAATCCCTTCAGCACCACATTGTCACCAATCTCAAACATTCTTTTCTCTCTTTCTTTCTTCTCTATGTCTTATATCGACATTATACCACAGCTTTCTTGAGTTTGCAAGAGAAATCCAGAGATTTTATTGTCAAGAGATTTTGACAAAACTTTGTGTCACTTTCTTTGGTATTGGCACAGCATTTGCTATATCATCGTAAAGTCTTATGAGATAAGCACTTACGTCGAACCCGGCCGGCCCGCCTTGCCCTAAGTGCTTTAGGGTCAAGGACTTACGTTTAGTATATCAAATTCATATCAGCTACAACCATACCATCTTCATACTCTAGACCACTTTCCAGATACCATTCACCCTTGCGTTGGTACACCCGTACAGGTGAATACTGGTTGATTCTATCCTTAGTGGTGCTCGTATGCCAACCCCCACTATTGAGGGTAGCGCTATTGTCGGGATGAATCTTTACTACATAGGTACTATGCAGCATAATACCTACACTACCATCAGGAAGAATTTCTGCATAGGTATTGTTACCAACCTTGCGACGATCCTTATTCCTCTTTCCCTTTACCATACTAACCGCTTCAGCGTGTGTCATAAGTTTTCCTTTCGTGTGCTTGTATTATACTTATCGGCTTTTCTATGTCAATACCTTGAATCTTACAATATCGTAAGGTTTCAATATTCCCCAGTATCCTCGATCACTTCCTCGCCGATCACTTCGCAATGTTCGCAGCAGTTGGGGCAGATACCATAATCGGTTTGGGCGAAAGTCATCTGACATCCACAGCAGTCAGAAGAAAAGTAGACAGTCACGACATTTTCCATTTTTATCATCTCCTCTTGTGTTGAGCCTATTATACATATCGGCTTTTCATACGTCAACACTTAAAACTTACAATGTCGTAAGCTTTCTCTAAGTCTTTATGGAATAAGGGGTTACGTCAAACGCGCCCCGCTGGCCTACCCCTAAGTGCTTATAGGGTAAGGCTTTAGATCACCAGATATAGTTATTCCCCACTCCTAGTTTATCCAAGAATTTTTCTAACTGTACAAAGTTATTGAACCAAGCGATAGTATATGAGTTACTTTTCTTGTGCTGTACAACCTTCCATCCATCCTTATCGTTTCCACTTACTTGAATAGTCATTGTTCTTTTCCTCGTGTGTTGGTTCTATTATATAGTATCGGCTAGGCTATTGTCAATACCTTAGAAAACCCAATTCGAAAGAAAATCCACTTCTTCGACATTCAACCATTCCCTGTATACCTTATGTCCACCACCCATTATATAACCCTCATACTCCACCTCAACCTTATCATTATTCACACCCACCACAACACCATTCTCCTGGGGAACTTCAAACACAAAGTTCCATACCACCTTGTCGCCCATGTTGAATTGGTTGTTGTTCATTTTCTTGTCCTCTTGTTGTCTCTTCTTCTTATATCGACATTATACCAACTCAAACTTTATTTTCAAGCATAAAATTTCCTTACATTTTCGTAAGGTTTCGCAAAATTTTTCTAAATCCTTGCCATATAAGTACTTAGGACGATTTTTTCGTATCGAATTTGATATAAGTCCTTATTTTTCGATCAATGGGTCCCCAACGGACCGAGATAAAGGGGGGTTTTTCTGTTTGGCAAAGGGTCCTCTGGGTTTTGCGAAAAACTATGCGGTGGTGCAAACACAATCGGCCCCTATATTAAAAATTGGCCAGTTTATTGATAATAATAATATGTTGGTCTTTGAACATGAAACCAGTTCCAACACGGCCTACGAACCTCTGGAACTACTGGATACCAAACTGGAGCAGGAACTACTGGAACTAAAACCCCAACCGGCTGGTATACCACCACGGGCTTATAAACAACAATTGGTGCCGGAGCCACAAATACTGGCTGAGCTTGAACAACAACTGGTCCGTATCCATAGTTTACTACATTCTGAGCATTTGCCATTTCGCAAAGCCCACACATCATCATAATTGCCACGAATAACTTTTTCATAATAATCTCCTTAGTTAGATCCCTCTGTATAATAAAAAAGGGATGAGCAAACGCCCACCCCTCTTTTAAACAACTCTCAACCATCTATCAAATATTGTGATAATCCATTCCCCTCTTAAGGAAATGGTCCTCATGTTTCTTAAATTTAAAATACTTCTTAGCAAATTCTAATACCGTATTACCTTCAAACTCACTACAAGAATAAACATCTAAACTAATAAAATGTTTAGCCTCTATAGCATGAATCTGAATACCACTCTCTATAAGGCCCACCCATCCACTCACACCATACTTATCTTCATAAATTTCTTTACCATGATCAGTAGGTCCATGAATAACTATAGGAGGAGTCATCCTTGTCATTTTAATTTCATCGACTAATCTCTCTAGAAATCTATATACTAACTCTAGATCATCAGCCGTTCCTTCTGCACAATCATACATATCTAAAAAGTAACTATAGCCGAAAGGCTTTTTTTCAGTCATTTAGTAATTCCTTTCTTCCCTCTATTAAAATGTTCATTACCATATTTCTAATTTCAGTCTTTTCTTTTTCAGAATATTCCTGAAGACCAACTATATCGCTAGTATTATTTCCATCAAAGTTTGGCCAAAACTTATTACAAATTTTATTCACAACACCAAGATCTATTTTACTAGATACTATTTGTTTATGTCTAATAATATTATTCAAATTATCTAACACCAACTGATCTTCATTATATTTATTGTTTAATCTATTTCTTAGCCAAACCAAAAAGTCTTTATCTTGACTTAAACCAATTTTATGATTCATTAGATGAAACCCCGGAACTTTCTGAAGATGTTGTTCTATTCTTTGGACGACGGCCCCTAGTCTTCTTCAGCGTTAGCTTTCGCCTTTGACGACGAATCATAGCGGTAGTGATATTACCATTAAGAATCTTACTAAGATTACCAGCAATTTCTTCATCACTTAGCACACTATGATTATCTCTGAGATACTGAAGTTCAGTTTCCGTCCACTTATGATACGTATTTCGCATAATTAAAATCTCCTTAACTAGACATTAGGTGTATAACACACTACTATTATAGTAGCTTGACCGAATAACGCAAGGGCCGTTTTATGAAACACGATAAATTTTTTGCCGAGTCAACCTTACGTGTTGTTGCTAGTGAAAATATAGATATTACAAATGATCTCAACTCAACCTCAGATAAGAGCATAGCAGAACTGCTTAATGAAGAAAAAAAAGATAGTCAAACAGAAGAAGATTCCCCTTCCACATGATATATCCGAAGAAGATTTTATTCTTGCTATAAATAATGTTGCTAAAAAATTAGGACATAAATTTAAATTTGGTTACCACAGCTTTGAGGATATGAAACAACAGGCCACTATTTTTGCCCTAGAATGCTTAAATAGATATGATAAATCACGACCATTAGAGAATTTCTTATGGACCCATGTTCGTAATCGTCTCTTTAATTTTAAAAGAGATAATTATCAAAGGCCCGATAAACCCTGCTTAAAATGCGAACACCATGATCCATACTTAAAGTGTAGCACCAATAATTGTGCTAAATTCTGTAATAAAACAGACTGTGAACTATATCGACTATGGGAATCTCGCAATAATAATAAAAAGAACTTAATGACACTACAATATATAGAAGATAATTCTATATTTTCCGAAAATGATAATTTTATCTCAAATATTGCCAATAAGGAAATTGTCGATATTATAGATCAGAAGATTCCAGCATCAGAAAGAGAAAACTATCTGAAGCTCAAAAATGGAGTTAAAATTACTCGTGTTGAATTGTGCAAATTACAACAGATCATTATCGGTATTGTAAAAGATCATGGATATACCTAAAAAACGCGGACAATTAAGCTTAGAAGAAGAAAAGTTTATAACCGACAGCGTTGGTAAACTTACTCTAGAACAAATTGCCATCCAATTAAATCGTAATATTAAGCCAGTTGAAAGATATATTACTGAAAATAATTTACTATTAGGAAATGACACATTAGCCGATATTAAGTATCTAAAAACCAAATTGCACAGCAAAACATTTTGGAACGAGATTATTAAACAATTTGATAATGAAACTGGCGAATTAGAATACTTTGAAGATACCTGGGTAAATTTAATCAAACAATTTCGCGAAGATGTTCTTCCTGCTGAAGAATTACAAATCAAACAATTTATCACAATCGATATTCTTATTAATCGTAGCATGAAGGAGCGCAAGCGCCACATTGCCGATACCGAAAAACTACAAAGACTAGTAGATGCCGAATATGCTAAAAATGACACTGAACGAGATATTCCAAAACTGGCCAACCTCGAAACCCAACTATCATTCGCCCGCAACAGCATCGCTAATTATACTAATGAATATACAAAACTACTTAATGAACAACAAAAGATTAGTAAAGATCTTAAAGCAACACGAGAACAAAGAATCAAAAGAATAGAAGATGGTAAAAGTAGTTGGACAGGACTAATACGAATGCTTGAAGATGAAGAAATAAGAGAAAAACAAGGAAGAGAAATGGAGATTATTGCTATGGCCACCGATAAGGCCCGCCAAAATCTTCAAAACTATCACGAATTTGCCAATAGGTCAGTTGATAGACCATTTTTAACACCAGAAAGCGTTTCAGAACATGAATAAAACCGCCCTTATAACAGGAATAACAGGACAAGATGGAAGCTATCTAGCAGAGCTACTATTAGACAAAAATGAATATTCTAAAGTGATTGGCCTAAATCGCCGATCTTCAGTTAATAATACGGCCAGAATACACCATCTTCTGCACAATTCTAAATTCACTCTTGAAGAAGCTGATCTAACAGATTCAGCATCAGTAAATGACCTTATTGTTAAATACCAACCAGACGAAGTTTATAATCTTGCTGCTCAGAGTCACGTAGGAACCAGTTTCAAACAACCATCAACAACAATATGTGTTAATACTCTGGGCGTAATCAATTTATTAGAATCAATATTACGACATTCTCCAAATACAAGATTTTACCAAGCAAGCACTAGCGAAATGTTTGGACAAGAATTCTCAGTAGACGAAACTATAAATAATAATATACAATCATTAGAAAAGTTTCAGGATGAAACAACTCCTTTCAAGCCTCAGAGTCCCTATGGAGTCAGCAAATTAGCCTCTCATAATCTGGTGCGAATTTATAGAGATGGATATAATTTATTCGGTTGTTGCGGCATCTTGTTTAATCATGAAAGTCCGCGTCGCGGAATCAATTTTGTTACAAAGAAAATAACCAATTATATAGGACAGCTAGAGAATGGAGTAACAAACGAAAAGTTAAAGTTGGGTAATCTTAAAAGTTGTAGAGATTGGGGGCATGCTAAAGATTATGTTAGGGCCATGTGGATCATGTTGCAGCAGGATAAGCCAGATGACTTCGTAGTAGCAACTGGAGATACCCATACTATAGAGGAATTTCTTGAAATAGCTTTTAACTTAATAAATAAAGACTATAATGATTATGTGGAAATTGATCAAGAATTTTTTAGACCAGCAGAAGTAGACTATCTTAGAGGCAAATCGGACAAAGCTAAAAACTTATTGGGCTGGAAACCAGAAATATCTTTTGAAGATTTAGTAAAAGATATGGTAAAATATGATATCAAATACTATAGTAGTAATCGAGTTACTAATAAAGTATGAGAAATTATCAATCACCAGAATATAAACAATGGAGACAACAGGTATATAAGAGAGATAAACATGAGTGTCAGTGGCCTGGATGTTCATCTAAGAAAAAAATTAATGCTCATCATATTAAAACTTGGGCGCATTTTCCAGGACTAAGATACGATATTAATAATGGTATTACATTATGCTATCAACACCATAAGATGATAGCCGGCATGGAGAACTATTATGAAGCTGTATTTCTAAAGATAGCTTCAGACAATAGTAAAAAATATGAAAAATGAAGATTATACAATTATCATAGATACTAGAGAACAGCAGCCGTGGGAGTTTTCTCACTATACTACAGCTAGTAAAAAGCTAGATACTGGAGATTATAGTATAGAAGGTCTTCAGGATATTATAGCAATAGAACGAAAAAAGAGCGTAAGTGAAATAGCAACTAATATTGTAGAACCTAGATTTAAAGATGTTCTAGAAAGACTAAAAACTGTTAAATATCCATTTATATTACTAGAATTTAGCTTAAAAGACGTTTTAATATATCCAATAGGCTCAAATGTTCCTAGGCATATGTGGGATAAGATAAAAATTAGTTCCACGTTTATTTTGAAAAATATTACAGACTGGGAATTAGAACACAATATTAAAGTATTCTTTTGTGGCTCAGCATCTAATGCAGAAAAGCTTGCTACTTATTTATTCAATAAAATCTATTTCAAAGAGGTTAAATCCAAAAGAAAGGATGATTCCAATGAAACTTGATAATGAAATCACAATAAATCCTCCTCCATTTACAAACGCTAATGGAGAAATAGTAAATCCGCCACCATTAGTTCTACAAGATCTCAATGTTTCTTATGTAGACAATCCGAGCAATCGTTATGTTAATGCTATTATACCAGGCATACCTGGTCCAGTTGTTTTAGCTAAAGGTGATGAATATGATGTTCTTGGAGAATATACGTCAGTTCAAATAGAACAATTATTTAGGGATAAGCTTGGATCTGATCCGGCAAAAACCCTTAGAGCAGTATTTCCCAAAACATTGGAAGAAAATCCTAATGGAGCCGGAACCCTTTTATCAAATATGCTTAGTGTTATAGGTATCAAAAGCTCTCCGTCTTGTGCCTGTCGCAGCCATGCTATTGAGATGAATGAAAAAGGACCAGATTGGTGTGAACAGAATATAACTCAAATTTTATCTTGGCTAAAGGAAGAAAGCGCAAAACGTAAGCTACCATTTGTCGAATCAGTAGCTAAAATAATGGTTAATAAAGCAATTAGTAAATCAAGAGAACTAAATAATAATGCAAACTAATTTCGATGACGCTTGGCTAGGACTAGGAGAACTATCTTCATTATCTATTAGTCAAAATACCATGATTAATAGGATTAAGGAAGACATAGAACATCCTGATTTGCACTTATTAAGATTATTACGAGACACTAAATACTTAGGAACAACCTGTAAACTTTTATTTAATATTGAACTACATCCGATACAAGTTGCCATATTACAAGAATTTTGGTACAGACCATTTCCTATGTATATTGCTAGTCGTGGTTTTGGTAAAAGTTTTTTATTAGCTCTTTATTCCACATTAAAAGCTATATTTATTCCTGGAACCAAAATAGTTATCGTAGGCGCTGCATTTAGACAGAGCAAGGTGATATTTGAATACATGGAGACAATTTGG